ATCTCTTGCCGACAGTAATTATCAACTCCGTCAAGGGCAGGAACTCCGTCCGTCCAGGAAGGATCGTTCGTGTCTGCCCCCGTGGTTGAGCCAAGCATTAGAGGGTTATCTTCTTCCCCTGAGTCTCCAAGCTCCTGGCCTGTGCCTTCGTCCATTTTCCAGTAGGCAAGGAGGCCGTTAGTTATAAAGTCGGCATCGTCCTCTAGCTTGTACTCGTCAAATCCATACTCAACGAACACATACTCAGAAAGAGCGTAATCTTCAGTTAGTTTATACTCTCCGCTATACGCATTTCTTGCGCTTAAGCATATTGCCGAAGCCAGCAAAATGGTTACGAAGGCGAATGCTAATTTTTTCAGCATGACTCTCCTTTTTAACTCTATATTTTTCAATCATTCCTATGCAGATTATTATTAGTAAGCCTGTAGAAGCCAACCTGCAAGGGTAATACCCTAAACTATGCACAATAATTGCAGTTAATGAAGCCTTGTACTCAACTGGACATTTAATACAATATAAATTTACGAGGAAACATATAACAATGAACAACCCAATCACTCCCAGCTCACACCAGGTTTCCAGGAACTCATTATGAGCGTGAGAGCTTATCGTATCTGCTCCCTCAAGAAACTGATATTGAACGTATGTCCTTAGTCCTGTACCAAGGATGTTATCTTTTAGTGTCCTTCTGTCTGTAGGCTTTCTGTTTACTTCTTTTTTGTATGTAAGAGACTTTTTCCAAAGGAAACTTCTGTATTCGTTTTTACTTAGCAAACTAAAAATATCCACCCATTGTTGTTTGCTTGTGTAAACATTACAAATATCTCCTACTGTAGTATTTCTGGTTATCTTACCTGAATAAATTACAGGCAATAGCGCAAGGCAACAAACCAAAGACACTACTAAGACTACAGCCAGTTGCTTAAACTCTTTCTTTGCTATGAAATAAAAGGTTATCCCTGAATACATAGCCAGGATTGCCATTGAGGATCGGCTCCACAGCACTCCTATAAAAAGAACTGAAGCTGCCAGCTTGTTCAAAACATCCTTGCCGGACAGTGATAAAACTAAAGGTATTGCAAAGGCCAGAAATGCTCCGGCGATCCAGTACGCGTCCCGAACAAAATCCTGTCCAATCTTTATCTCGAAATTATTTACAATCCAAAACCAAAGCATTAAATAACTTGAAATAAACACAGCCAATTTAACGTAATCTTCATCAGCTTTTTTAACAAAGTTTATTAAATACACAGCAATACAAAGAGTTATGCAGACAACCATTGTGTCTTTAGAGTAATTCCTGATTAATATCTCTCTGATTAACTTACCTTGCTGTACCCTGATTATTTGCCCTGTAAAAAAATCATGGTAGATCGAGACACCTAAGCAATAAACAAGGAAGGTTTTAATCCAGACATTCTTCTGACAAAGAGCAAACAACAATACTGCTACTGAGGCCCACACTACAAACTGTGAGCCTCTAGCAAACAGATTTCCAAAAAACGGGAATTTAACAAGAGGAAGAAATAATATTAAGCTATAGAAAATTATATTTTTAGCTCTGGCTTCCAATTGCTACCCCACTTGATTCATAATCAAAACCAACCTCCCAAGGTAATCCATATCCATCCGTAGAACCGTCAGTGCTAATAGATGACCCACTTCTTGTCACTGTTCCAGACGAAAACCGAAACGTGCCATTAGCATCAAACCAGGTACAGTTAACTATCTGTGTTGTCCCGTCACCAGCAAGTGATTCATAGCACAAACACCCTGGAGCAAACAGGTTCTGTACATGTGATCCAGTTACGTCACTTGCAGCATTTGTCCCTCCACCCCTTAAAACTGTAACGCTTGGAAACGGAGCATTCTCTTTGCCAAAATTTCTTAATCCTGGAACCTGGGCAAAGGAAAACGCCGCAGACAATATAAACACTGACAACACTACTATGATTGATAGTATTTTTTTCATATTTACTCTCCTTAAAAGCCTATGAGACGCAAGGCATTCGACAGGAATAAGTTCTTTCCTTTGATCTTTTGTTGCGTTGAAATCTCCATATCCCTGTAATTTAAATTTTTCTACATTCTTGGTGTCAGCTAAAAAATATACATATTTCTTTGGCTGTTTTTGAGCGATCTCTTCTTCCACTACTGTTTCTTCTTTAACTGCTGGAACGACTTTCTTAACTGTCTTTGAACCTATACTGAAACCTCCTTCCCTATAGTTACGGCAGGGAGCAAAAAGCCCCCTGCCAACTGAACGTTTTACGAAGACCCTGGACTACCCCAAGTAGGATACCAATCAGAGAACCCGTAATCAAATTCCTCTCCAGTAACTATAATTGTAGATTTATTCAACACCTGGTATTCAGCTACAGTGTTAAACTTTTCTTTGTTCACGAAGAACAATTTATGCTGCCTATTGCTTGCAGGAAATAAGAACCAGGCGTTAGGATCAGTTAAATTGATTAACTCAACATTGCTCATCCTTCTGCGATTCACTGCATTGATTGACCTATCTGAGGTGTCAGGCCTATCAGGGGACATAATGGTCTCTTCAACTATCCAGGTTAGTTGGTATGGATGCACTATTCTCATTGCCTGTGCATTCTTCTTAAAACCCTGGTCGTTAGTCATGGCCTTCACTGAATTTATTCCTGTCTGTAAAGCTGTGACAGAAAAATCTATCCCAACAGTAGGCCTGTTTGGTTGAGTACCTGCGATTCCATATAATGGGTGAGCGGTGGAGAATAAAGCTACACCATCAAAGCCTGTGTAAGCTCCACTGAACCCATTGTTAAGAACAGAGCAAAGCACTTCGTCCTTGTTCCCGACATGCGCCTCCTTGACATCGTAAGCTGACTGCCCTAGAGCAACCTGCTTTGGAATATCTCTCAGTAGTTCTTTCGTTAACTGAAGGTACAGCGAATAATCTTCAGGAACATACTGAGTTGAGGGTTTTGGGAACCTGTAAACAGGATTAGCCTCTGTGCCTTCAGGCCTAATACTTGGCCTTCCGACCCCTGTTACGCCAACATGATTGATGAAAGAGCCAGGGCATGGGACATCGTTAAACAACGATATTGCCTGGCTAAGATTTGGCATGTCGTCCTGCATTATTAGCTCAAGATTTGCTAATAAGGCTGTTGTTAAGGTGTCAAAATTTCCTCTTAATTGCATTTATATCACTCTCCCTTTAATCTTTAGATTCCTGTTGTGTCAAGAGAATCATGGTAGTTAATTCTTACTAAATACCTGGTGTACGCTCCCCAGGAGTCTGATTCATTCTTACCTATAATTCTAAGTTGATGCGTTGCTGTATTTGCAACAGAACTTACATCTAGTTCTATTGCAGATGTTCGATAGGTCGGGGTATGGGTTGCTATCATCACAGCGTTAGCGTTAACATCTGCCTGTGCTGGAGTTCCGCTACCATCATCTCCCTGTATTTCATAAATCTGGTCAGGGTCATCACAAATCATAATCCAACCAGCCGTAGCCGTTGAAGCTCTATATTGCAAAGCAGTTCCAAGAACATACCCCGAGCTTACTCCACCTGCTTCAGCGGTTACAATATTAACCCCACCATTAGCTCCTCCGTAAACCGGAGAAAACTGGTAAATCGCGGTTGCTGAGGCTTCTACATATACCCACCTAAAGCTTCTCTGTCTGCCCCAAGGTTTTAATCCAAAAGGGGCATCTACGCCATTACCTAAGATTCTCATTAAAATCAACCTCCCTTAACTAATTTGAGCTGACACAGCGAAAGACTTACTGTTTGATCTTATTTTATTCAACTCTTCCATCGCTGCTCTTTGGTTTTCTTGCCTGATATATTTCTGTGTTTTGCTTTGATTTGCGTAATACGCTGTCCTTTGCGCTTCTTTCTCTATTGGCATTGTGGCTAAAACCTCATCACCAACTTTAGGAGAATTTTCTCCGGCCTGCCAGCCTTCCCAGCCGTTCTTTTCTCTAAGTTTTGGATTACACCAACGCCCTGCCTCTCCTGGCTTAAGGTGTTTTTTCTCAGCCTCATGGTAAGCTTGCTCTTGAGTCTGTCGCTCCCAAGGCTCAACTACGTCGCTTTCGCCTATTGGAGGTTTAACCGCTTCTTCCATTGTCATCTTAATTTCTTCTTTCTTCTGTGTTTGTGCCATATCAATCTCCCTGGTTAAATATACTTAAAGTTAGATTTTATCTGAGCGAGCAGCTTTGGATCATTTCCCATAACATTAGCAGTAGCAATATCTTCATTAGTTAATGCAGCTGGCTGGCCTGAAGGTTGCTGCCTGTTTCCTGGAATGAAACTATTCTGAGAATTTTGGTTAAGCAATGTCTCTCTTGAGTCCAGTTGTTTATTTCTTGGAAACAGAGCTGGATTCCTTAACTTTGCATTCTCTGCCGCAGCTATATATAACTGCTTCCCTTCAACTCCTGTCGCCTTTGCTAAAGCATTATATTCAGCTTTGAATGACGCAAAGGCCGGTGAGCTAAAATCTTGCAACTCAGGATAATCAGTTTTGATTACAGCCTCGGGATTAACAGTAGGGGTTTCTTGCCGTGCAAAGTCAGGATCGACCAATGCTCTTTGTTTAAATTTCGCATATTGGTGTTCCTCTCTTGCGGCATCCCTTGCTATCCTTATATTATTAACGTCTGCGGCATTCTCGTCAGACATAGAGGCATAGTCCTCTAACTGCTTGTCAGTAATATTTAACAAGGGGTTTTCTTTCTGCTCTACTTGCTGCTTTGGAACTTCGTTAATTCTATTCAAACTTTGCTGAGTTAATGCCTGCTGTTGCTGTGCGAAGTTTTTATAAAAAACAGCTTCATCTTCAGCCTTGGTTTGCTTTCTTCTGGCTTCTGCGATTCTATTTTCTACAGGGACTCCCCCTTCGTCCAATTCAACAGTATTCCCACTTGTTACGCCCTGAGAATTAGGCGGTATGTTCTGCTCTGTTCCCTGGGATGATGAGTCCGCAAGTTGCTGGTTTAGCAAGTTGTTGTTTACATCTATTGGTAAATCTGGCATTTTAAAGCTCCTTTAATTTATCCATAAAAAAAGCCATTACGACATAGCTACGTAATGGCTCTTTTGCTTTATGGTCTCAAGGTCATGACTCCCTGAGAATTTTACATGTCTTATTTTTTGTTCTTAGCCAACTTCTTCTGTTCTTTTTCGCACTGCATTTCGTACGACCTAACCATATAATCCAGGATATTCATACTATGTTTTGTCCCTTGATATCGCCCCCTTTCTGTGTGATATACTTTTTCATCTAACCCAACATCAAGGATATTTTTAGCAATATTACCCATTGTTCCTTGTAATACTTTTTGATACTTTTTCCATCCTGGATGGGCTGTTAAAGACTTAAAGTCTACGTAATCTTCTGGTTCTACGTTAATCGTTAAAGGTGCTACTTTCAATTAACCTCCCGTCCCAGGCGTTCCCCCTGGTGGCATATTAGGATTAGTCTTAGGTCTTTGTATGCCTCCTGGTTGCTGCATTGGAAACATACTTTCGCCCTGCTTCTGGGCAGCGTTCATAGCTGCTATCTTTGCCATTTCTTTACGTTGAAGTTGTGTCCGGTGTTGCAATATATGTGTCTTGAATAACGGCATCCTGTCTAGTTCTATTAGTGCAGCATTAGGAACCTGCACTCCGTCCATTTCCGTTGAGCCTTCGATAAAATCTTCTATCTTAGCTAAATGGTCAGGGTCATCATCCAGGACGTTAACTTCTATCTTCTCGCCCTGCATCATCTTCATGTTCTCTATGTCCTGATCTTCTACAGGATTATTAGGAGGCTTTGTCAACATCTTATGATAGTAAGGAATTTCATAATCCAAGCATAGTTTTTTAGCCATGTAGTAAATGTTGTGCGGCTGCACAATTCCTAACTGCAACATCATTGGGTTCATGAACTGTTGGAATAATAGAATGTCTGCCTGTCTTAAAAATTCTTTATTTATATTGTCGATAGAGGTATTGAACGCCATGTCCGGCAAATCTCTCAGTTCTTCCTGTGTGATATCTAAGAACAACGGCTCTCCGTCCTCTCCCATCTGTCTAAAAATCTGTGTCTTTGGAGCGTATGCCCTCTCTAGTTTATATGCCTGCTTTAAGGCTTCTTTATATCCAAGCAGGAAACGTCTTAAAACCACCCTTGTTCTTATGTTTATTTCAGCTATTAGTTTTAATGTCGTCCCGACTGGCTGCCTTGAAGATTGCTGCTTCCCAAATGTTGCATCTGAGACTCCGGTTACTTTCTCTGCAAACTGACCTTGAAGGGCAATGTCCTGTAAAGCAAAATTAGGGTTCTGCGGGAATTGCATGAACGCTAAATCGTCCATCTCGCCAACAGGCACGAATGTTCCTGGTTCAATCTCAATCTTTTTATCTTCCATGTTTGACTGGGTGGAAGACCCAAGTTTAACCTTCCCCATTGGAGTAGAGATAAGGGTAGAATAATCAAGCCATAAGTTATAAGAAACATCGCTCCCCTCCTGTAAACTCTCCAGGTTTTCAGGGATACCAATACCCCAGATCGACTCTTCGTCCTCTATGTCATAGTTAGAGAAGGTGAAAGGTCTCTCCCCGTGAGGGTAGATCATGTGTAAATGTCTTACGTTAGCTATCTTGTTTATCTTTGGAATGTAAGTTACTATTATCTCTTCAAGCTTCCCTGTCCCTGAGATATCGTAAGAGTAAAAACATTTTCTTGCCCTGATTTCTGATATATACTCATTCCCAGTACTATCTTCATCAATGCCCTGGTTATCTTTAACGACATCTGTTATTGGAGTATCGTTCTCGCTCTCCTTATCTGACTTGCATTTTTTTATTAACTCTATGTCCTCTTGCTTTAAGCTATCATAAACACCTTCTTTAAACTTAAAATCAATAGCGAAAGGATTTTCCGTGAATCTAAGTTGCACCCATCTGGCAGCTTGGAAGTCAGTTGCGTTTTGATCAAAGTAAATATCGTCAAGGTTAAGAGGCGCGATTTGCGCTCCGTCATACTTAACTGCCATTTTATGCTTATCAACATACAGCACCATATTATCTGTGTCTGGATAGAAATCTAAGACCTCTTTGTCGTCTTTAGCCTTCACGTTACTATCTATCATCGTCTTTCTTTTAACTTTTATTTCATACTTGTATTCACCTATAGTGCGATAATTAGCCTCTGCACCATACATCTGCACAACGACAGAGTTTACTTTTATATCGAAAGCCTGATCATCTGCAATGTCTTCCGGGGACAGCTCAAATGTTTCAACTTCTATATTAGGTTTAATCTCTCGCTCGTAGTATGTGTAAAAAACCACTACCCCGTCTTGCGCTACCTTGTTAATGCTCCTGTCAAGATTGCGCTCATGGTTCTTGGTGTAGTTCTTGAGTTTACCGTTGAACCATTTTTCTTTCTTCTCTGTAGCCTCAACGTCCTCTCTTGATGTTGGTTGGAAGTGTACTATCTGCTCAGAGTCATGAATGGCCTCAAACATTTTTGCGGCTATTGCAGTCTTGTGGCTCTTTGTTATCGGCAGAGATAAGTCGGCCTGCCAGTCCTCTTTTTCTTTCCCCTTCTGCAAAAGGCCTTTAGTCTGCTCCTGAAATCTGGCAAGCTTAGTCCTCATGCCCTTAGAAGAAACGTCTATATCTTGATTATAGTCATGCTTAATCATTGCGCATAACTCTTTATTCTGTTTTTCTGTTAATTTAATCTTTTTGCTTTTAGTTGTGTTTATCATTTTGCGTAACTATACCGACCTTCAACGAGGTTTTTATATTTATACAACATATACTTTCTTGTGTGTTTCTCCAAATACCTTAAACAATCATGAGGATGCTCGTAATATCCTTCCTTTTTATACTTATGTGCTATTGCCCCGTCCTTACGTTTTTCAAAGGATAGGTTTCTAAACATCTCAACGCCTAAGGTGTTCGATCTGTTAACGATAAAATTAGGGACTTTATGTTCTCTTAACTTAAGGTCGGCCCTTATAATCTTTACACTCTCAGGCTCAGTCTCGTCATTTTTAATCCTCTCGAACGTGTATCTTGGATATAAACCAAACGTATTCATTACCTGAATACTTGAACCTCTTGAACTCTTTTCCTGTACACCACCGTAAGCATCACAAAAATCATTAAATTCAATTTTTGTGTTAGAGTTAAAAAAGGGAAGCAACTGCTCTGCTTTTATTCTGTTGTATATATTTTTCGGTAAATATTCTCTTTTTTTATCTGAACCTACCCTGTAAAATTTAAGGTTTTTGTCAACCAGCAATTCCCCTGAAAGAAACATTCCTAGCCAGCACAGGTCTATATCATCTAAATCTGAACCAAGATATGTGTGCAGCCAAAGCATTTGATCTTGCTTGTTAATCTGCGCCCATATTATAGAGGGATGCCGATATCCGAAATCCCAAGCTCTAAAAGCAACACTATGTGGGTCAACTTCCAAGTCTTGGACGTGTATCCTATGGTTAAATTCCTTGTAATATCTTCCTGTGTAGTTTACTTTCTTGCCTTCAATTTGCTCTTCGTAAGCTTCTTCTGACATCTGCCCTGTAGCTACTAGTTTAAGTAGCCTACTCTTTTCTTTCTCTACGTTTGGAGCCCAGTGAGGATTCTCATAACTTGGTGCTTCCCTACTAAAATAATCTATTTCTGCAGGATTTTGCCCTAACTTATAAAAATCATCCATGAAATCACTAACATCAGAGCTAGTACTTGGGATAGACAGCCTTCCCTCTCTTGAAGTTAATGTTTGCTGTAAAAACTTCTCCCAAATCTCACGAAGAAATAACGATCCCTCTGACAGGATGATCCAGTCAAGTTCATCTCCAAGCAAACTTACACGATTATCGAAACTCTTAACAATTATCTCTACTGGTTGTGGGCTTAATCCAAGCTCTGGTTTCTGTAATGCTATATCGTAAGCCCAGTAAAACTTTAAATACATCTGCCCCTGAACTGGGTTGTTAGTCTTGCGCTCAATCTTGTAGATCATGTCCTTTAGTCCACTCCTGGGGAACGTGGAGCCACCAAACAGAGCGTCCCAGATATACCGCCACTCTTTCTCTCCAAGAGAATAGTTAGGCGCTACAATCCATCCTCTACTGCCTGGAGTGCAGATTAAATCCATAACATCCATAGCAGCAAAAAGGCTCTTACCCCACCGCCTGCCTGAACGTATAGTTTTAAATCTACTTTCATTCTCGTGACAAATGATCTGTCCCGGATGTGGTTTATATCCAATAATGTCAAAGAGCCCTGGTGTGTATACTCGCTCACCACTTTCGCTAACATCCCAACGACCGAGTTGGTTTTTTATCGCTACCTTTAGTTTGCCCATTAGTGCAGTGCTACTTTTTCGTGTTCGACAACTTTCTCAACATCTTCATCTGGCAATTCGTTTGATTGGTTAGGCAAATATTTAAACATCGGGAACTGCCCTTTGATGCTGTACTCTCTGCCGCACCCTTTGCATTGATGAATTAAAGAGAATCCGGGCTTATGATGATTACTTACCAAGACTACAGGGTACATGATCTTTTTGCCTGTGTTATACATGAAACCTTTTTTGCAGAACTTACAAATTACGTCTATTTGAACTGCGCTGATATCACGTTCTATGATTGTTTCTTTTGGCATAATCCTCTTTTCCCACAAAAAAAGGCATATCGCGTGCGCACGATATGCCTTTAAGAGTGGTTTCTCTAGCCTGGGGGACTAGTTATCTAGTTAAGTTTAATGGTCGATAATAAAATCTCCTATAAGTAATACAGCGAGAATCCCCATTCCCACTATGAAGGTTATGTATTTCATTTCATTAATTCCCGTTGAGTTTTGTGGCTGTTATTTGTTCATTTAACAGCCATAAGTGTCTCTCGTACAGCTTTGTCCATTTTACGATGAAACTCTTTGCTTTTTTGAACGCGTACTTGCCTGAGAAATTCATCCATCGTCGTCCATTGCTTGCCTATCCGCCGTCCGGCCTTTATGAGTTTACCACGGTCTATTTTATATACACTCATTTAGCAGCCTCCAGCAACAACCCTATGTTTTCCTCTGCCCTATGGAAGGTATTCTTACCACCCCGATCTTCCAAAGCAGCAACAACACTATTAATTTGAGCGTAATATACGCTAAATTTATCCTGCTTTTGACCGTCGCTCCACTTGATTTCTCTTGCTGCATTCCAATATTTCCCATCCCTGATATATTGAATCATTTTCTTAAAGCCGAGAAACCTGGTCATTCCCATATTGAACATCATGTCATCCATTACCGTCAATACTTCATAGGGCATTTCTCTGAGATGGACTTTTCTGTTGCTTGCATCAACCCCAAAACTATCCTTGCCGAAGACAGCCATTACATCCTTAAGGCTCTTTATAGTATCTTCATGCAAAAACGCGTCTGCTATCTCTTCAGAATAGGGTGGAGATTTAACCCAATCGTAACCAAACTCTTTAACTATTGCTTCAGGAATATGATTATTCTCAAAGTTATGACCTTTTAAGCCGGTTAAATACCCTTGGCTGTCATAATAAAAACCAGGAACAAAGCCTTCAAATTTTCCTTTTCTGTCGATTAAGTTTTTGAACATTGTTTTTATTATGCTTGAGGTTTTAATAAACAACTCATGATCCCAACCTGCTTCATATGTCTTATGATCCTGTCGATTATACTAGAATCACTAACTTGCTCTATAACTATCCGTCCCGACTTACCCCAGAGCTTTGTGACACGCCCATCCCAAATGTGCGAATCCTGAGTAAACAGTGCATCAAGAAATCCTTTTTCCAAATTATCCTTGTCCGGCGTTTGTTGATGGGGTGTTAAATTATGGCTATCCCTCTTCTTTAAACTCCAGGATTTAGGCATTGGGAGAATAAAAGTTAAGTGGTAGCCATAATCGAAGAGTGTAAAACTCCCCAACTTTAATTTTAATTCATCTTTGTATCTCCAATATTCCTGTACGCATTTACGTTTACCCCATTTGT